ACCCATCAAACTCGGATAGCACAGGCCTTAGAAATCTTGGTGGAGAGTCTACGGGAACGGCTTCAACTAGCGTGGCTTCATATCCAACTGGCTCTGGCACTGTAAACCAATATGGTAAATTCCAGGACCCTACATACCATAAGTTATACGGAGGTACCCACAACGGTATTGATTACCGAGCGACTGAGGGCACCACGGTGTACTCAGTATCGGATGGAACTGTATCTATTCCAGCAGGTCAAGATGCAAAAAGACATTACGCAGGTACGGCTATTCCTGCTGGCAAAAAGAGTATGTTTGATGATGTCAGTAACAATGGTTCATTAGGACTGCACGTAGTTGTTACCCATTCAAGTGGCTATTCTTTCTGGTATTGCCACTTGTCATCGATTGCTGTCAGTGCTGGTAAGTCGATTTCTAAGGGTTCGATTATTGGCCGCAGTGGTCACACAGGCTCTACTACTGGACCTCACCTTCACTTTGCAGTAAGAGACCCTAGTAATACTTGGGTTGACCCTAAGTCTGCTATCGCCAAGATAAACGCACAGTCAGGAACTTCCGCAGCAAGTTCGCAAACCAGCGGTGCTTCTAGCGGTGTTAAAGCAACCCTAGATGCAGCCACTTCTTCGCTTCAAACTAGTGGTGCATTCTTTGGCGCAAGTGCTACCCAAATGTCTCAAATCTTTACTCAATTGAGTTCTGGAGATGCTGCACAGATGCAGGCTGCGGTGGCTACACTTCAGGGTCTTTCGGCTTCTAAAGCAAGTAGTTCTACAACTTCGGGTACTCCTGGAACTAAAGGCAGTTCAGGAGGGGCAGGGCAGGTTAACGTCACCTTGCAGTTGCCTGACGTTAGTGAGGCTCAAGCCTCTAAGTTTGCACAACTTGTACAGCAGTATCTAAACGATGGAAGTTTGACCTCGAACATGGGAAGTTACTAATGAGCGGCGCATGGCCTTCACCGAAACCCACTCCTAATGGAAACTCTGGAGGAGCCAACGGTACTGACCGTTTGACAGCAATAGTTTCAGCATCAAACAAAAAAACTAAAAGCCAAACCTATGTGTCTACTAGTTCTACTACTGCAAAGCCAATCACTGTTTTTGACCAAATAAAAATCAATACAAATTATTCCACCGCATCAGGTGTGCTGAGTGCTGCTAAAGCAGAGTACTCAACGGCGCAAGACAAGGCCGCAGAAACTACCAGTCTTAAGGATGATTTAAAGGCGGCCAAGGCTTACTTGGCCAACATTGAAACTGCTATTCAGCAAAACTCTCAGGCATTAGATACCGCCAATAGTGTTACCTATTCAAGCACTGTTGCTAGGACTAACCAATTAGCAAAGTTGACTACTCAACAAAACGGTTTGAGTGCTGCTCATAGTGCGGCTCAGGCAACTATAGACTCGCTTAACGCTCAAATTGCGGCCAAAGTTCCTGCAAGTACTAAGACCGATAAGGTAGGCGCAAGTGCTAGTACACCTGCACCACCGCCTGGCCAAAGCCTTAACTTCTCTCCTACAGCAAATGAAACCAACACCACACCAGATGTTCAGGTTGAAAGCGTTACGGAGATACAAACTATCAGCCGTCCTAGTGCCAACCTGGCTCTCACCTATAACGCTGGTACTGTGGCTGATGCATACTTCAGCAGCAATGTGGACTATCTAAAAGAGACTACCTATAGAGGTAACACCCCGCAGAAGATTGAACGTGCTGTTCAGTTGTTTAACAGCGCAGCCAACAGCAAGGGCATGTTTGTAATGACTAACCCAGTGCAGAACAAGGCATTCAATGCTCCTTCTAGCGCCAGCCCTGGCGGCGGTGCAGGTTGGTCTTATGATGCTGCTTGGGTCAAGTGGGGCTTCCAGTTCCTATACAACCCAGCCACCATTACCATGAACTACGCCATGGCTCCAGCAGTGGACTTGTCTATCTTGACCAGCGGTCAGGAAGGTGCCAACTTGGTTGGTACTGACGGTAACTACTCAACCATTTCATTTGAAGTCATCATTAACCGTATGTTTGATATGAAGTACTTTAACAAGAATGGTTTGTTGACTGAGGCTGGCAAACTCCAGTACGGCCAATACACGCCAAACGCTAAAGACCAGCAAGACATTTTCCACAAGGGCACTATGTATGACGTGGAGTATCTACTCCGTACTGCAAGCCAAGGTGCTTTGATTCAGAAGTCATGGCTCCGTGGTATTACTGCTGACCTTGGCTATATCGGTGTTGCACCTATTGAACTCCACTTGGGTAAGTCATTGCGGTTCTGGGGCATGTTGTCGGGCATGACAGTCAACCACACCATCTTTAATGAAAAGATGATTCCTATCTTTACTTCTCTTGAACTCACCTTCTCTCGTTACCCTGAGCCTGCGGCGGTGCCAACAAACTAATGATTTATTCTGATAGTCGCTATGCTGATGGCAAGATTTTTACTGCCAATGATTCCCGCAATGGGTTAAACAGAACCACGGTTTACCGTATCTATCCAACTGCTCAGGTTAACTTCTACTACTACACATGGGTAGAGAACGACCGCATTGATGCGGTGGCCAATGACCTGCTTGGTAGCCCACTCTTGTGGTGGAGAATCATGGATTTCAATCCTGAAATCATTGACCCATTTGATATCCCTATTGGTACGACCATAAGGATTCCTCGTGGCTGACCTTAAAAGAAGTAAATATTTTAGAAGTACTACTTACGATGTTAAGTTTCCTACGTTCTCTACGCTCCATAACTTACAGCCTCGTAAAGTAGAACTCATTCAGGCTAAGGGCAAGCATGACGTTCTAGTTCTTGAGTACTCGCAAGTCAATACAACATGGTTCTCCACTATCAAGTCTGGTATCCCTGTGGAGTTTTCATGGAAGCATGGCACGGACACCAAGCATTGGGTTGGCTATGTGCAGGGCATTAGCAAAACTGTTAACGCCCAGCGAAGTAACCTGATGACCATTACTTGCTGGGGCTCGTCCTTTGTGCTAAAGGGCAAGGCCACTAGAGTATTCACCAACACCACCATTCCAGACGCAGTGAAGCGTATCGTTACGGAGTTTGGCTTTAGGTTTATCGGTGATGCTAATGATTACCGACCTGCTCAACTTGTGATGGCTGGCCATTCGTACTGGGAATGGATTCAAGAGCAGGCTGACCTTATTGGTTACGGGGCCTATGTTGATGGCATGGACTTCTATTTTAAAAAGTTAGATACCCTGCTAGACCATTCGTTCGATAATGCTGCGGTTCTCAGCATGAATAACCACATCATTCCTAACTTTCAAACTGCACTTGACCGAACTCTCCACAGGTTTAAAGTTCTCAACAGCGAGTATGTGGAGTCCAATAGCAACTTGAGGGCCATTAAAAATGTGGGAGGTATGGACCCACTAACTAACGAGGAGTTTGTTTCTAGCAAGTCTCCTGTTGGGATTGGCAAGAATCTCCGCAAGCAGCCTCATGATGTATTTTTTACTCAATACATGCACAACACAGTAGCCAACAGCCGTGCTGAGGCTGTGGCTCTAGCCACTGGTGCCGCCGAGCATGGTCGATTTAAGATGCCAGCACAGGTGCAGGCTCTAGGGGATGTGCGACTTAGGCCTCATGCCACCGTGTACATTGGTGGCACTGGAGACTTGACGGATGGCTACTGGTTGATTGAAGATGTCCATCACACCTTTAATATCCATGGCGAGCATGAAGTTCTAATGAACGTGGTGACTGACGGTATTGGTGAGACTATCCAAACTCCGTTTAGAAAGCGAGACACCAGCACTATCGGGACGATAAACTTGGAGCATGCCTTGAATAGAACCACAGGTGTATTCAATAACTTCTTGCCTAATTCGGTAAGGCTACAGCATTCTGCACCAATAGTTAACCAGGGCAATCAAGGATTTAAACGCACGCCATCGGTATGGCAATCAGTTAGGAAGGGCTAGGTATGAGTACCCCAGAAATAGCAATAGCCCTACCTTTTTCATTTGATTCTTTTGGCAACGTTTTGACCACTACAGACCAAGAGAAGATGTGGGCTGACCGAGTGGTCTCCGTTATCGGAACCGCAGTTGGCGAGCGTGTAATGCGTGGCGACTTCGGAACTGAGATTCGTGGAGCCTTGTTTGACACTGAGAGTTCTATGGAGACCAAGGTCAATGAGACAGTCAACACTGCCTTTGCCAACCACCTACCTCTATTGACATTGGGTGACATCACCCACACTAGAGATGCCCTCAATAACGTAATGAGCGTCTCCATTACCTATGCATTACCAAACAAAAGCGTGGTAGTAACCACGATTCCAGTAACCGCTGGCAAGATAAGTATTTCAGGAAACAATCTACCTAAAGAGGTAATCTAATGGCCGCTGCACCTAAGAAGATAATCCCGTCTGTTGACTACACAAGCAGGGACTACGCCGCTCTACGTCAAGAGTTAATTACTCGTGTACAGGACCGTGTACCAGCATGGACAGGTAACGACCCTTCTGACTTTGGTTTGGCCTTGGTAGAATCTTTTGCTTACATGGGCGACCTAGTCAACTACTACATTGACCGCATTGCTAATGAGTCCTACCTGCTTACCGCTACCCAGCGCCAGAGTGTGCTGAACTTGGCTGCTTCTTATGGCTATTACCCAAAGGGTTACTCTTCAGCAACCACTAGTATCACCTTTAACAGCAACGTAGGTTATCGTGGCCAAATTGGTGGCTCTGTTATTGAAAGTAAGTACGCTTACCTAATCGTGCCTAACGACCACACCTTCCAAGTTGGTCAAACAGTAACTGTAACTGGAAATCCAGAGACCTCTGCTGTTGGTGGTAACGCAAGCACCTCGAGCACTACTGTTACTTTGACTGGTTCTAACTCAAGCATTGTCGTTGGTCAAACTGTTTCTGGAACGGGTATTGCAGGCTCTCCTGTTGTATCTGCATATGATGGAAACGTTACTGTTACTTTGACAACAGCCCAAAGTATTGCTAATGGAACTACTCTGTACTTTACTGCGGGTCAATACAATGGAACATTTACGGTTACTGGTTTGACGTATTCGGGTAGCAGTTTGAGTGTCCCTTCTGGTAGCAATGTCATTCAATATCTTCCTCAAGCAAACATCTCGAACTTTGCTACTGCAACTGTTGGCTCTGGTTACACAATTACTTATACATATGCATTCCCATATGTAGACACTTATACAGTTGGCCAATCAATTATTGTTGAAAACGTAGTTATGTCTAGCGGTGGTTCGGGTACAGTCAATGGCACGTTTACTGTGTCGAGCACGGGCGTTGACAATAGCGGAAACCTGACGGTTACAGTGTCAGTGGCTACTGGGACAACTCCAACAAAAACCTACGTATCTGGTGGAACAATCTCTTACGCTAACCTTGTGGCTACTTCTGCTGCGGTTGGGTATGTCTATGAAACAGGCAATACTCTTATCCCAGCAGGTACCCAGTTCTACGAGGACATTACCTATAACGGTGAGGTAGTTGAAGTTTACTTCTCGCTCAATGAAGACGTTTCAGTTCCTTACCAAGGGTCTGTTACTCACGTAGTTTACCAAGGCCAAAACGTAGCGGCATTGGCTGGCAACCTAGCAGACCCGAACGTCACTGGAGATATATCTGGTGAATTAGTGGGAACGTCTAATGGTACGACTAACCAGTACTACGTCTTGTCGCAACCTTATGTCGACAACACAAGCCTCAATGTCTATGTATCGAGCGGCAACTACTATGTGAACTGGAAGCAAGTAGACAACCTCAATGACTGGTCAAATACAGCGACTGTCTACACAGCCACTACTGATGAGGATGGCTATACCTACATCGTATTTGGTGATGGAGTGGCTGGGGCTATTCCTCCACAGGATTCTAAGATTAAAGTGGCTTACTTTGCAGGCGCTGGGGCGTTTGGAAACATTGCAGCCAGCACAAGTACTACTGGTTTGAATTACTACTACTTCCCGACTATTTCGTCTGCTGCACAAACAAACATTAAGACCTATATCTCTTTGAGCCACCCTGCGGCTACTGGAGGAGCAGACCCAGAAAGCAGAGATAGCATTCGCATTAATGCTCCACGAGCCTTGCGTGCTATGAACCGTGCCGTTACTTTGCAAGATTACATTGACCTATCAACAGCAGTTCCAGGTGTGGCTAAAGCCAATGCTGTTGCCAGTATTTGGTCATCGGTAAATGTTTACGTAGCACCGACTGCGGACGACTACGCTGTTGCTCCATTACCTAGTACTTCCTTAACAAACACGGTCCAATCAACTCTGACCAGTAAGTCTCAAATTGGTGCGACAATATCGGTTTCTTCTGCAATTTACAACCAAGTATTCGCAGAGATTACCTACAGCGTGGAAAAAAACTATGACCCTGCTTCGGTGCAATTAGCCCTGACTTCTATTCTTACGGATGTCTATTCATACAAAAATAATAGATTTGCCCAAAGCATTTTGGCCAATGACCTTGAGTACATTTGTAGGAACGTATCGGGAGTTAACACTGCTAAGGTCACTAAGTTGTACCGCAATGGTGGTTCTGGAATTAACGTCCTGCAAGGGGCCGCAAATGAGATTTTTGTTCTGAACTCGACGTCTTTGAGTTACGTGATTGCCAACTCAACTGCCACGTTATCTGCTCTATCTACTACAAGTAGTACTGGCAATAATGCTGTTGCTGGTTTTGCGCCTAATGTTTACGCCTACTCTATTAGTTCCCCTAATGGAGATAGTTCTATAACTATTACCCCAACTGCGACTGCGTTGAGTACAACCACAATCAGTATCCAGAACCAGCCAGTAACCAGTGGTACTGCCAGCATTGCTATTGCATTGGTTGTTGGAGCCAACCTGATTCCTATTAGCGTAAGTGCTGCTGATGGAACTACCCTCACCTACTACTTGACTGTCAATAGGGCTTCATAATGACTTCCTCCGTAAGCAAAACTTTTTATGGAGTTTATAGAGGAGTTGTTCAGCACAATAATGACCCATTAAATAAGGGCCGACTCCGTGTTCGAGTACCACAAGTACTGGCAAATGAAACTACTGACTGGGCTTGGTTTGCAGAAACTCCAAACCTAAACACAGGAGTTCCTGCGGTTGGCCAAGGTGTATGGGTGATGTTTGAGGGCGGTAATCCTTCATACCCAATTTGGATAGGAGCGTTTAACAATACTGCTTCTGTTATAGATGGAGGCTCCGCTTGACCCCCAAAGACCTGATTTTTCAGGGACAATAGAGATATACCCAGGAGATATTAATGTCATATCCAAACTCTGCATCTACGTTTACACGAGTGCACAACTATTTAGACTTGGTCTTAGAGACCCAAATCAACCCTATCTACACTGACCTAGAGCAGATAGAAAGTGACCTTATTGGTAACAACATTTCTGCTAACCTCAAGGCACCAAACATTGTGGCTGGTACCTTTATTCAAGGAACTACCCCGTTTGCTGGTGGACTGTTTAGCCGACTAAACAATATGGACGCTGGTCTGTATGAAACCTATAACAACCGTGTGTTTTCTAATGGTTTAGGTGCAATCAGTACCCTACCTGCCAACATCGCCACAACTCCTTTGACTATTCGTGGTGCTGGTAGTTCGTCTACTTTGACTAACGTTACTACTGACGGAACAATCATTACGTATACAGGTTCTAACAACTTTGTAGCAGGACAACTGGTTACCATCAGCAACGTTGTATCAGCCAAAACGTATTCATCTTTCTCTGCCACTACTGGTGGTGGTTCACAGTCTTACTTGGCCGCAATTACATTTACGGGTACTCACGGCATTGCATCAGCACAACTTCCTGCTAGAGCATCTATTGTAGTTGGCTCACAATCAGCAGTTACTGGAACTTTAAAGTATTTTGACAGCACTCACTTAACTTTTGTGCAAGATGGGCCTGCTAAAAAACTCGCTTATGTGACTGGGGCGTCATCTTCTGGCTCTATAGTTACTATCACTGGTGATGGCAGTTATGTCGCACAGGGAATGACTATGGTAGTCCTGACTGGTACTGGGCAACTCGCAGGTACTACTACAGTTTCTTCGATTAGTGGTTCGGCAATAACAGTTTCGCCGACCCCTACAGCGCCTTTAGTAACGGGTGCGCAGGTGATGTTCTACTGGGCGGGTACCACCACAGTGGTTACCCTTACCAGCCTATTCAACCTGACTAACGCAACCATTGCTGTATCTCCTGCACCTACTACCTCACAGTTTAGTGTTACAAGTTCGCAGGCTCCTAATGGAACTACTTATACATCTGGTGGAACTGCAGTGAGTAAACAAAACTCTACAGGTCTTACTGACTGGAAGACTTATGACGGAACTACCGCCACCATTGTTGCTAGTGTGGATAGCACAGGCACATTTATTGGAGCGCTTAACGGCGGTACCGCAGCAAGCACTTACAATAACTAGGAGTTAAACCATGGCACAAGCAATATATGGTGGCGCTGCCGCCATATTCGGTCAAATATACTATGGCCAAAACCAACAGTTAAACTTTAGCGCCAAGCCTATGTGGGCTCGGCCATACCTAAACTATGGACAAGTCCGTATCTACTGGAGCAACCCTGTTCCTGTTGCTGGTCAGGACTACGTTGGTATTCGTTTAGTAAGAAGTTACGACCAGTACCCAGAGCATGCTGAGGATGGCACTATCCTCCTAGATGTTCGTGGAACTAACGCTCCGCTTAACTCTTTTGGTTACCTAGATGATGTCGGTGTCCCTGGGCAGTTTGTTTATTACAGATTCTTTTTGCTCATGGGTGCTGTGTTTACTCAGGCTCCATTTGAATGGTTTGATGCAGGTACGGCATATTGCTTGATGCCTGCTGCCCACGATACTAAAACACCAAGGACTGCTTACAAGTCGGTGTCTTACAGCAATGCCTTGACGGATAACCGTATTCCACAGACATCGTTGTTGAGTACCCACGACAAGTTCATGGCACTGATTCCTGCAATCTTCCAGTACCAAAGTGGCAATGGCACAATCACCAATGCCCCTACTCCTACTCAAAATAACGACAACACTTTGTCGACATTCCTAAAGGGATTCTCGCTGACGCTTGATGACCTGCTTACTTATGCAGACACCACGAAACCAGATGCTTCAGGTAGAACCCTGAACCCTAGCGTTGTGGACGTAAAGAGTTACCAACTTGGATTGCCTATTGACCCTAACGGTAGTACTAAGCAGCAAAAGAAAGTAATCCGCAACGCCATTTATACCTACAGCCGCAAGGGTACTAAGGCTGGTTTGCAGCGGTTTGTAGAAGACACCACAGGTAACTCGTCCACCATTACTGTGGGCACTAACCTGATGCTGTCTATCCAGGATGCCTCGTTCTATAACGGAGTTGGTTTCTGGGTAGCAAGTGCTGGCGCAACTATTGCCCAAGATTATTTTTCACCAATGGCAATCGGTTCAAATGAGTCTGTCTATGACACAACCTATACTGGAAAAATTGTTGTGACCTCCGCAAACGCCACAGTAGCCAACGGTTTGGACTCGCCTATCACCAAAGGCATTCCAGTTACGGCCTCGACTGCATACGACTACGTCTTTAACTATTTTGCCCCAAGCAACTTTGGTTGGTCAGTAGCATGGTATGACGTACGTGGTAACCAGTTGTCAACAACCACAGGAACACTGACTGTCACAGCAAACACGTGGACTAAAGCATCAGTAAGTTTTACATCTCCAGCATCTGCTGTAACTGCTGTCTTGTCGTACAACTTCCCTACTACAGGAACCTACTACCTAGACCGTATTGCTTTCATGCTTGACGTGGCATCGCCAGCATACACGGAGCCTCGTATGGTGTCTATATTCTTGAATCCTGTGAAGACTAACTACATTACTAACCCATCGTTTGAAAATGGCACTACCGCTGGATGGACCATTGGTTCTGGTAGTTTTAGCGTAGTTACTGCTGGCCCATCTGAGATTTCTGCTTCACCATATTTGCCTAGTAGCACAAAAATTTTAAAGACAACCTTTAGTGCGGGTGCTGGAGGGTTACTGTCTTCCAATGGGTTGAACGTTTCGGCTGGCAGTTACCACACTTTTTCTATTTATTCTGCTACTAAAACTGGTGTTCAAACTTTTTATTTAAATTTAAGTGCGTATGTTTCAATAAACATGTCAAGTAGTCAAGTGGTAGGGACTACTGCAACTGTTTGGTTTATTGATGGTCATCCTTTCCAAGTTGGAGATACTGTAATAATAAGTGGGGGACCTTTAAATAACACCAACACAACCGTAACTGCTATTGGAAATGGGTATATTTCGTTCACTACAGCAGTGGCTGCCTATTCAAAAGTCGTGGATACTGGGGTTGCTGAAGTTGCTTTCACTAAAGTTTCAAGTTTACAAACAGCATCCACTACATGGTCTAGAAACCAATTAACTGTTTTAATCCCACAAAATTGGGCCAACAGTAGTTCGACTTATAGCGGTGTGGTCATTACCCCTAGCATAGATGCTAGTACGGTAAACGGTGTGGTCTATTTTGATGCTGCACAGTTGGAGCCAAGCCTTGTTGGAACAGATTACTTTGATGGCTCATTGTCTAACCAAGATGCCAAATGGGCAGGCACTGCTAACGCCTCAATCAGTTACATCTACCCAAATAGAACCAAACGATTGGCTAGATTAACCTACTCAGTTGCCAACTACCTGCCTGCAAATACCCCGTACATCGTTGGTGACTACGTCAACTCTGGAGTTATGCAACTCTCGTAGTATACTGTCCGCATGGACACTTTTTTTGTAGTACTTATTTCAGGCATGGCAGCAGGTTATGTTGTCGAACTCATTGTCGCCATTAGCGAACGTTGGCTCAGTGCCAAGATTACTCGAGCCCTGTTCACTGCCCCCCTTAGCATCCTTGGTGGTTGGGCTTTAGGCTTGCACAGTCTGGTGCTTCTAATCTCGGGATTGGCCGCAGCATTTTTTGCCTTGGTCATCATCGGCTTAATCAATCGACCACAGGTAGTGCAGGCCCCCTTGACACGTAGGCTATAGTAACTCTATGGCCGTACCACTACCTGTTGAAGCATTTAGTCTCGAACTAGACGATAAAGAGTTCCGCCTGCTTGTCGCCATGTGCCACTTAGCAGCCTCTGACGGCACCGTAAACGCCTCAATGAATGATTTAAGTATCCTCACTCGTCGAGGCGAGGAGAACGTGCGTAGGGCGCTCAGGGGACTGGAGATGCTTGGGCTGGTTGCGACCACGAGAACCAAACGAAACCTAGGTCGTTTGCACAAAAATATCTACAATCTCACCCACTGTACGGTGGGGTCAGAAGAGGTAGTTATCCACCATACGGTGGGGTCAACATATGGTACGCAGGTGGTACCAATTGGAACTAATAAGTCATATAGTCAAGTAAGTAGTTTAATAAATACTACGTATTTATTTGGGGGAAACGAGGTTCCCCCCAAGGAGGAAGCAATGAACAAGTGGGAAGATGACGACGACACCGTGGCCTTCGGATTGCTGGAGGGTGAACTACCAGCCAAGCAGGCTCAGGCTCTAGTCAGCGACAAGCGCAAGCCAAAGACTCGTGGCAATCGACCAGTCAGCGACTGGACTACCTACGACATGGGCTCGGAGTTTGCCTACCGTCTCAGCCGTAAGTTCCCCATGATTCCAGGGCTAGTCAACGTCAAGGAACTTGCCGCACGATTGGCTAAGAACCGCCGTCAGTACAACATCACCCCAGTGATTGAGATGGAAATCATGGACTTGTTCTTCAACGATGAACGCCGCTGGCGTGCAACCGAGGACCACCCAGAACTGGCTCACCGCAAGTATCTGCGGATGTTTACCACGAACTTGGAAGAAGCCCTGAACAACTTGGGTATGTTGGAACAACTCAGCGACACGCCGACAGTGGCAGTTGCTGGTAATTTTGTGTATGCTTCTGACGGTACACGCTTTGACGACTCGTTCTTGGGTCGCAAAGCCAAGAGGGAATACGAAGAGACTTTGGAGAATAACAATGACCTATGACATTAACTCGTTGTCACGGTTGAAACGTGCGTGGATTACCTACAACTCAAACATTCCGCCTAGGTTCTTCGGCTTCAGCCGTGAAGACATTATCAACGACCTCGGTAGTTTTCCTAAAGAGGCCGACACTTGGCTGGAACAGGCTTGGGACTGCAAGATTATCAAGCGTCAGGGCGGACTAGGCACGACTGGTGTTGGCCTGATGTTTGACGGACCTCCAGGACGTGGCAAGACCACACACGCTGTGACTACCATGATGGAGTTCATCCGCCACTTGCCAGAGGACGAAGCGGCAATGGCCAAGATTCTTGGCTACAAGCCAGAGGATTTCAGCATGAAGTCACGCCCGATTTACTACCTGACTTTCCCTGACTTGTTCAACCGCAAGAAGGCTATCTTCGATGCTCGTGACGAGGAGCGTCAGCGGTTGATTGACGAGATGGAAGGCCTGCATGGCCGTGCCAAAGACGACCGCCTGAACGTTCGCCTATTGGTTCTTGACGACCTCGGCAAAGAGTACGGCTCGACCTTTAACGACTCTGCCTTTGATGAAATCCTTCGCTCACGCCACGACAGGACGTTCCCAAGCATCGTAACCACCAACGTTCTCCGTGAGAACTGGGGCAAACAGTACAAGGATGCTATGGGTTCTTTTGCTTACGAGGCTTTTCGCCAAGTTACCTTGGATAATAATATTGACCTACGGAGGACTAATTGAAAGGCCCGAAGATGGAAAGCGAATGGCGAACAATCCAAATGTTTTTGGATGAAGAGACGCTGGGCATTTACGAAGTCCAAATCAACAGCATCAACCCTAAGCAGATTACTTGCTCATGCAAGGCGTATGTTGCCTCGACTAGGTGCAAGCATGTCCGTTACATCAAGACCTCGATGGAGGGCAATGATGGCCACTACGCTATCCAGATTCCTGCCTCAGTCGCTGATGACGTATCGGTAGATGCTATCGCCACAGCCGATGACTGGCGTGAGTTTGTAGTCAAGTATGCAAAGGTGATTGTACTTTGAAAGGCGGAGACATCTCGAATGAGACCTCGCCAAGAATCATTGTTGTCATCGATGTCGTTGTAGATTCTGAGGTCGTTAGCGTACAGCGCATGCTCAGGTCAACCACCAAAGAGCGCAAGGTCTTTGGACTAAACAACCTGCAGTTGTCTCACTTGTGGAACGTATCAAACAAGTACGGTCTGTCTGTCGAACTGGCTGGCTTTGCCAGTGAGTTGTGGACACAGGAAAATCTTGATAGTCTCATGGCTCGTCTAGATGCCCGTGGCGGTAACCCATTCAACTACGCAGAGTTGTACACCGACATGGATGACTTCATCGGAGAACTTCCGTACCGAACCAACCTCAAAGGGGTCGTGGATTTGCGAGAGCGAGTTGCACGCTACGGCTCATGGGGTATAGAACTAGACAATCTTTAAAAAGAAAACGAGGGTAAAGAATGGCTTACGATAACGAGCACCGTCTTGTAAGTAAAGTAATCATGGACCGCAACATCGTCCGTGTCATTGAGCAGGGCATCAAGGACGACTGGTTTGTAGACAGTGAACTTCGCCGCATCTGGAAGTTCGTGCGTGAGCACTACTCAACCTACCGTGAGGTTCCTACCCACGTAGCAGTGCACGACAACTTCCCTAACTTTAAAATCCTCAAGAACGTCGAAGACACAATCGACTATCTGATTGACCAGATGGTTTCGTTCCGTCGCCGTACACTGACCCGTAACGGCATTGAGTCTGTCATCGAACTTATCCAAGAGAACAACCACGAGGCTGCTCTCAGTGCCATGAGCAACACGGTCACCCATGTCAATGCCCAAGGCGTTATCGGTACCACTCACCTTGACCTAACCAAAGACCCAGACAAGTTCTGGGACGAATACCAGAGCGTACAGAACTCCGTACTGCTCGGTGTTCCTACTGGCTTCACGGCTATCGACAAGGCTACGGCTGGTCTACAGGGCGGTCAGTTGATTACTGTGATTGCCCCACCTAAGACTGGTAAGTCACAGATTTGTTTGCGTATGGCCGCCTATGTCCACGAGGCTGGGCTAGTTCCTATGTTCCAGTCATTCGAGATGAACAACCACGAGCAGACCCAGCGGTACTACTCGATGACCTCAAACGTTTCTAACGCTCGCATGCGCCTTGGCCAACTGGAGAGCGCAGAAGAAGACCGTTTGATTAATCAGATTGACTTGCTGAAGACCAAGCAACCGTTCCACTTTGTGGATGCGGTAAATGGTTTGACTGTCGACTCGTTGATGGCCAAGGCAGAACAGTTGAACCCAGATATCCTGTTTGTTGATGGTGTGTACCTGATGCTTGACCAAGTCACTGGTGAGGCCAACACCCCACAGGCGTTGACCAACATCACCCGTGCCCTCAAGCGTGTAGCACAGCGCCTCAACATTCCCGTAGTCATCAGTACCCAGACACTGCTCTGGAAGATGCGTGGTGGCAAGGTCACGGCTGACTCTATCGGTTACTCGTCATCGTTCTTCCAAGACTCTGACGTTATCCTAGGCCTTGAAGAAATCGAAGAGGACAAAAAGATTCGTTTGCTCAAGGTAGTTCAGGCACGTAACTGTCCACCATCAGAGACCAGCATCACTTGGAACTGGGACACAGGTTGTTTCCACGATGAGTCTGTCAACTGTAACTTCTGCACCATCTACGGAGTAACCGCTTGAGTAAGTTTGATATCCCTACAGTCTTAACTGCTCTAGGTATCGATTACTCAGAACGTGGGGCAGAAGCCAACGCCCTGTGCCCAAAGCACAAGGAGCGTACAGGCAAGGACGACAACTCACCCTCATGGTGGATTAACCTTGAGTCAGGTATGCACACCTGTTTCTCCTGTGGATACAAGGGCAACCTAATCCAACTTGTCTGTGATATCCAAGAGTTCTACATCGAAGTCTGGGACGTCCGCACTGAGTACGACTACAAAGCCGCCGAAGCATGGATTTCAACCGTTGCGGAGGTGCCCATTGAAGTCCTTGTGGAGATGGTCAAGAAACTCCCTACGTACCTTCTTCCCGCCCCACGCCCTGTTCCTATGGGCGAGGCAAGGCTGGCGGTCTTTGTTGACCCTCCTATGGAGGCATTACAAGGTCGCTCCATTACTATGGAGGCTGCAAAAGCGTACAGCGTACAGTGGGAACTAACAAGCGGTACGTGGATACTTCCATTACGAGACCCACACTTCAACCAACTCATGGGTTGGCAGGAAAAAGGCACACTAAAGCGCACCTTTATGAACCGTCCAGCAGGGCTACAGAGGTCTAAGACCCTGTTTGGAATCGAGAACCAGAACGAGTCCATGGCAATTGTTGTGGAGTCTCCACTGGATTGTGTACGTATCCACAGTGCTGGGATTCCAGGGGCGCTTGCTATCTGTGGTTCGACGCCCTCAGAAGACCAAATCAAACTGCTCCGTGCATCAGACAAACTGGTCGTTGCATTGGACAACCCTAACTTTGACAAGGCTGGCCGTAAAGGTTGTGAGGAGTTCCGCAAGTATGCTCGCCAGTATGGGTTAAACTTGTATTACTTCAACTACGGAGATTCTGAAAAGAAAGACCCAGGGGAAATGACCGACGAAGAGATTCGTTGGGGAGTTGAAAACGCAAAGCCGTCAATACTTGGAGAACAAGCCTATGTTTCGTGGAACACTCAAACCGTATCAGGTTGATGCTGTAACCAAAATGGTAGACAAGAAGCAAGTTCTTGTTGCCTACGAAATGGGCCTTGGTAAAACACCAATGACTATCGCTGCTATTGAAGAGCAATCACCACAGTTAACTTTGGTGCTCTGTCTAGCCAGCCTTAAGTACCAGTGGAAAAAAGAGATATCCAAGTTCTCTGACAAAACTGCTTTGGTAATCGACGGCACTGCTGTGCAAAGAAAAAAGCAATACGACGAACTCTATGACTATGACTACGTCGTCATGAACTACGAACAGGTTGTCAATGACTGGGATGTTATTAAGGCTATTCCTTTTGATGCTATTGTCTGCGATGAGGCAACCGCTATCAAAGGATTTCGTGCGAAGAGAGCCAAAAGAGTAAAAGACCTCTCAAAGAACATACCAATCAGGTATGCGCTTACAGGCACACCGATAGAGAACGGCAGACCTGAAGAGATTTTTTCTATCATGCAGTTTGTTAATCCAAAGGCCCTTGGTCGCTTCGACATATTCGACAAAACTTTTATCGTTCGCAATCACTTCGGTGGCGTACAGAGGTACAGGAACCTACCGCTTCTTCACAAAACCCTTATGGACCACTCAGTTCGTAAGGCACAGAAGGATGAAGACGTTAAGCCTTACCTGCCTGATGCCATTTATCGTGAGCCACTAGTGATTAAGTTGGATGCCAAGTCGCAGAGACTCTACAACCACATCGCCAAAGACCTGTACCAAGTACTGATTGAAGCCAAAGAACTTCTAGGTAGTAACTTCAATCTTGCTGTGCACTATGGCCAGTCCTATGATGCTGGCGACCCAGCCAATCAACTCCGTGGTGAAGTGATGTCTCGCATTACGGCGCTCCGCATGCTCTGTTCTAATCCGTACATACTTCACACCAGTGCTGTCAACTTTGAAAAGCACACAGGCAAAGGCAGTGCATACATCCACTCGCTCGGTGACTTGTTAGACGGAGTATCAAAGACTCCGAAACAAGATACACTAATCTCATACCTTAAAGACCACCTAGACATTGACCCGACTTACAAGGCTGTAGTTTTCTCGTCATATCTAGAGTCAGTAAGTGCTATTACAAAAACTTTGAACGAGGCTGGCTACCACGCAGTAGCCTACACAGGAGAGATGAATGCCAAACAAAAAGAAGAAGCAAAAGTTACCTTTCAATCACAACCCAATACCAGAGTTCTTGTTAGTTCTGATGCTGGTGGTTATGGTGTTGATTTACCTCAAGCCAACCTCTTAGTAAACTACGACCAACCTTGGTCTGCTGGACTTTCTGTCCAACGCAACGGTAGAATCAACAGAACATCATCCACTTGGGAAGTAATCACTATCCAAGACATACTCGTGTCGGGTTCGATAGAACAGCGCCAATACGATATGCTCAAGCAAAAGGGCAACGTCGCTGGAGCCATCCTAGATGGTTCAGGAATTAATTCCAAAGGTGGGGTTGACTTGACAGTAGGTAGTTTGATAGAGTTTCTAACTACCAAATTGATTTAGGAGAATCACATGGCAAAAGCAGCAGACGAAGACGGTATCCGTTTTTCAAACCCAGACGACCTAGATGCACAGGTACGTGAATACATCCAACTTAAGTCGACACTCGATGTCCTAGAACTTCGCCAGAAAGAACTTCGTGAGAAGTTGTTTGCACAAATCGACGAAGTCGGTTTTGAAGACGACAAGGGCAACGTCAT